TACTCTCCATTGCTCAGATGATGGTTCTGCTAATGGAATTATGTCAAATCAAATTGTCAGAATAACTCCATCTGATGGAAACAATGGAATAAATATAGGCTCAGACGGCACAGATGGGATGATTGGTGTAACTAATAATGATACTGATTTACATTTCTTGTCAAGAACTGGTGGAGTGTATTCTAAAGCTATGACTATTGATGGAGCAACAGGCAACGCCACATTTGCTGGTAACGTAACTGCATCCAATCTTCCTGAATCAAAATCTACTGGAGAAAGTTTTGCTTTTGGAACAAACGCTGGTAGTGCTTTTCTTGGTGATAGTGTAAATAAAATTAATGTTGCAATTGGTTCTAACGCTGGAACTGCTATGGCTGATTATGGTGGGAATGTATTCATCGGTAAGGACTCAGCTAAATTAAGAACTAGAGGTGATAACAATGTTGCTATAGGAACTAGTGCTGGTGGAGTAGATGGAGATGATTTTGGTGATAAAAATGTTTTTATCGGATTAGATACTGGAAAAAACATAAATAGTATAAATGCAGATTCTAATGTTATGATTGGTAATTCATCAGGTACGGCGAGTACTGTTTCTATTTCAAATATATTAATTGGAGATAGAAGTGGAAATACACTTACAGATAGTCGAGACAATGTAGCTATAGGAACACTTGCTGGAACAGGGAACGGAGTTACAAATACTACAACTGGAAATGGTGTTTATATAGGATATTATGCACGAAGTAATGCAACAAACGCTAATAATGAAATAGTAATTGGTTCAGAAGCAACTGGTCATGGAACAGATACAGTTACTATTGGAGATAGCCAAATAACTGGTAATTATTTTAATGGTGATGTAATTATTAAAAGTGTACAAGGTAACGATAATCCAGCTACTATTAATCTATGGTCGCCAGATACATCAATTGTTGCAGATGATACATTTGGAACTATAATAGGACAAGCAAGTGATTCAGGTGGTAGTCCTCCATATACTGGAGCTAAAATAGAATTTAATGCAGATGCTACATGGGATACAGGCACTCCTACTTATCACGCTAGTAGAATAGATTTCTTTACACAAAGTAATGCTGGAGCAGATGCTTTAGCAAGTCCAAGAATGACAATTGACAGTTCAGGTAACTCTACATTTGCTGGTAATATAACTGTTAATGGTGATACTCTTTCAGTTGTTAAATCTAATAATAATGCTTTTTTAAAAATTGAATCTACTGATGGTGGTGAAGCAATTTTTGAAATGAGAGCAACTACAAACAGGACAAACCAAATTAGATTTTTTGAAGGAGCTACTCAAAGAGGTTCTATTGTTTACGCTCATGCATCTCAATCTCTAACATTTAACACAGGAGATAGTGCAACATCTAAATTAGTTCTTGATGACAACTCACGAATCTCACTAAGTAATAATGATAGTGGTACATCTAATACTGTTTTTGGAAAACTAGCTGGTAATGCATTAGCGAGTGGTGGAGATGAAAATGTACTCATCGGAGACAATGCTGGAAATGACCTTACTACTGGAGATAAAAATGTAATTATAGGCTCTGAAGCTGGAGATAATTTAACTTTAGGAACAAGAAGTGTAGCAATTGGTTCACGAGCTTTAGGTTCGGAAGATGTAGGAGATAGGTCAATAGCTATTGGCTTTAGTTCTTTATTTTCTCAAAACTCAGATTCCAACAATGAATCAACTCGCAATATAGGAATTGGTACAGAAGCTGGATTTTACAATATAACTGGTCAAGATAATACATTTATAGGCAACCAAGCTGGAATGGGTGCAAGTGGGCAAAGCAATAGTGGTAATACGGCAATAGGAAGTTCAAGTTTAAATGCAATTACTGATGGAGCAAATAATGTAGCTATAGGTTATCAAAGTGGAGATTCAATTACAACAGAAAGTAATTGTACTTTAATTGGAAAGAGTGCTGGGAGTGCTATAAATAATGCAACTGCAAATGGAGCGACTGGCGTTGGAAGTGGTGCTTTATTGAAACTTACAAATGGTAGATATAATACTGCTGTTGGTTATCAAGCTTCATCTGAAAATTTGATTGGATGGAAAAATACTTCTTTTGGTTATCAGGCTTTGTATTCTGCTTTAAATGATGGAAATACTGGTATTGGATACAGGGCTGGCACATCCTTGACTTCAGGTACTAACAATGTAGCAATTGGTTCAGATGCCTTAGACGGAATGTTAACTGGTGTTAAGAATACATCAATTGGTGCTGAGTCTATGGGTAGTGCGGATGGTGCTGAGGAACAGAATGTTGCTATTGGATATAAAGCAATGTTCAACAATAATAACGGTTCAAGTAATACATGTATAGGCTCAGGAACACTTTTATCAACTGCCGCTGGTCAAGGTCAAATTGCAATTGGTAGAGATGTTGCGTGTATAGCTAATGAAACAGTTACAATAGGATTTGGAAGTAATGTAGCATCATTAGGGTTAGATGGTAGTGACACATCTTGGGCGGCTTCATCAGACGAAAGATTAAAAGAAAATATTGCAGATGCTACTGCTGGTTTAGATGTTATTAATGACTTAAGACCAGTTACATATAATTGGAAAAAAGCAAAAGATATAGATAAGTCTATGCCTCAATATAAAGATTCTGATGAGCCAGTATTAGGTAAAGAATATGGAGAATCATTGCATGGTTTTATTGCTCAAGAAGTAAAAGTAGTAATAGATAAGCACGATAGCCTTAAAGAAGGTTTTAAGATGTGGAAACAATCAGATGATGGCACTCAAACAATAGCTGATGGAAACCTTATTCCAATATTAGTAAAAGCAGTACAAGAACTATCTGCAAAAGTAAAAGAATTAGAAAGTAAATAACAAACAAGGAGTCCAACATGGCAAAAAAAGAAAAGAAGCCAGTCTTGAACTTAGATGATAAAGAGTATATCATTGAGGATATGACTGATGAGCAAAAAATGATGGTAAATCATATTAACGACATTCAGAACAAGCAGAATAGTAATCAGTTTATTGCTGACCAATTGTCTGTTGGTAAAGAGGCGTTTATCAATATGCTCAGAGAATCATTAGCTAAGGAAAAGTAATGCTAGTAAGGAAATGCGCTCAAAATCACGATATAGCTATTTTCAAGAATACTAAACCAAATATGGTAAAGAAAATTCTAATGGCAGATGAATCCTTAATAACTATCACTTATCCTAATTCTAAAGATTACTTTGTTTTGGTAGATGGTGAAATAGTGAAAAGGACTGACTCATTCCAAACTGCTGAAGAGTGTTATTTGGAAGAGAAAGGAAAAAAGAATATTGGTGGTCATGGGCGCATTGACATTGTAAAACATAAACTAATTGAAAATATAGTGACAGATAGATGAACAAAATAATAAAGAAAATAAATGGAGACTTTGAAGTTGTATATGAAGATAGTAATGCAAGTTATAATATTAAGTTTAATTATATCTATGTTGGGTAGTTGCTCAAATGGTTGGTCAGTAGGCAACCTTTCTGAAGATTCAACTATGTATTCATATATAGAAATTATAGATGAAGATTCTACAAGTCATTTTTATGCAGATAAAGTAAGAATTAATTCTGACAATTGGTGTTTTACACATAGTAGATGGGAAACAATAAGGAAGAAATGAGTGAGGTCAAGACTGCAAGAAGTTACAGAAGTGGCATTGTGGATGATAATGCCGTTATTAGTCTTAACCTTAAATGGCTTGGGCAACTTTGTATTTTGGCTTCAGTCTTGGGTTGGTCAGGATACAAACTACTTGATAGGTTGGAAGATGTTGAGAAAAAACTTGATGAACAACATTTACAGATTGGAGACTTACTTAATAAGCAGATTCTTGAAGAGCAGATAAAAAGGCAAGAGTTAGAAGAAAAGATAAATTTTTATGAAAAAGAATTTAATATAAATCCACTTTCGTGGGGTAAAAAAAGGAAAAGAAAATAATGGGTGCTGAAGCATTACTGGATAGTTATATGACATTAGGAGCTTCAGGGTTTTGTGTAGTCTTCTTGGGGTATATGCTTATAAATCTTGTAAAAAGTCAAAAAGCACAAGATGGAGAATTGGAAACCATTAGAGAAAATATTAGTAAGATGAGTGAGGTGATTTCTAACTCACAGTCTATTATTTTAAAGTTAGTAGATAAAACTCAAAGAATTAATGAACAACAATCTGATGAGAGAAATAGAAGACATGAGAGTCTTATGCAGTCACATCAAAGTCTACTGAAAGAGTTTGATGATGTGAGTGATAAAATTTCATACATCTCAGGAAGAATAAATGGGAATAGCAGACCATAATGGAAAACAAAGAATATAGAACAGTCTATGCAAGACATGATGAAAAATTAAAAAATATTTATTCTACTTTAAACAGAATAGAGAAACACTTAGCTAAGTTAAATGGTTCTGTGGGAAGACATGAAGTAAGTATTGCTAAGATGCAAGTTTGGGGAGGTGTTGCATTAGTAACATTTCCAATAATCGTAAACACAATAATGGGGTTAATATAATGTTAAAAAAAATGATAGCAGATGAATTATTAGGTAATGAAACAAAAGATGAATTAATTGCAGAATTAAATAAGTCTATTGACATACCTATAATTAGTGAAAAAACTGAAAAAGCTATATTAGAAGCACTTTGGAAAATTATTAAAAAAGTTTTGCTCACTAAATTAGGAGTCTAAATATTAAAGACCCTAGATTAAAAAGATTTGGGTTAAAGGGATATAATAAACCCAAAAGAACACCTAGACATAAGACTAAAAGTCATGTTGTTTTGGCTAAATTTAAACAGTCAGGTAGGATGAAGACTAAATTAATTAGATTTGGTCAACAGAATGTAAGGACTAATCAGACAGTAGGTCAAAGAAGAGCATTTAAATCTCGCCATGCTAAGTCAATTGCAAAGGGTAAGAGCAGTGCGGCTTATTGGTCAAATCGTGTTAAATGGAGTCCTAGTAAGACTAAATCTAAATCTATGAAATGGAAAAAAGGGTAATCTATGAAAATAAAAGGTGTTGATTTAAGTGGATTGACTAAAAGACAAGTTTCAGCTATGAGAAGACATTCTAAACATCATACGGCTAAGCATTTGAAATCAATGGTAAGAGCTATGAAAAAAGGAAAGACATTTACTCAATCTCATACAATAGCTCAAAAGAAAGTAGGAAGGTAGTGGCTACTGCAGTTAAAACTAAACCTAAATTATGGAAAAGAATTGTCTCTTCTGTTAAGGCTGGTAATAAGGGAGGAAGAAAAGGACAATGGTCTGCTCGCAAGAGTCAATTAGCAGTTCAGAGATATAAGAAGGCTGGTGGTGGGTATAGAGGTAAAAAGTCTAGTAAGAACTCTTTATCTAAATGGTCAAAACAGAAATGGGGTTATATTACAAAAAGTGATGTTAAGAAACCAAGAGCTAAAAGAGGAAGGTATTTACCTGAATCAGTTAGAAAGAAATTGACACCTAGTCAAAAAGCTTATGAGAATAGAAAGAAAAGAAAAGCTACTGCTAAAGGTAAGCAGAGAGCTAAATATTCAAGGAAAACGGCTACAAAAGTCAGGAGGTCTAGATGATATATCAATTGCAAATGTTTTCTTTAATTAAGGATACATTGGAGGACATGGGTCATAAGTATTATTCACATGAAGCTATGATGTTGGTGTATAATACAGGGTTAGTTGAATCTAAATATAAATACCTTATGCAAAAGGGAGGCAATAACATAGCTAGAGGGTTTTTTCAATGTGAGCCATGGGTTGCAGTTTCTGTTTGTAAAGATTACTTACAATACAGAGATGATTTAATGAAAAAAGTTGCTGAAGTTTGTTATTTAGATTGGAAATATTTTATAAATCCAACAGAATTAGATTGGAAGAAAATATTGACAACAAATATTACTGCACAGATAGTTTTTTGTAGGTTGCACTATTGGAGAGTCCCTAAAAAACTACCTAAAACAATAGATGAACAGGCTCTATATTGGAAAAAATGGTATAATACAGAAAAAGGTGCTGGGACTGTAGAACATTTTAAGGAAATTGTTAATGATTCAGAAAGATAATATCACAAAATTTTACAAAAATGAGCATGGTTTTCTTATGGGTTGTCCTCAATGTTTGTCTCCTAATTTAAGTAAGGCTGGTGTCCAATCTTTTGTAAATAAAGAAGATAAGCAAAAGTATAAATGTAAAGAGTGTGGAGTTGTATCACATACATTAAGAGAATTAAAAGATGATAACACCTTTGAAGTTCCTTCAGCAAAACCTGAACCTGAAATGTCTGTTGATGATATTATTAAATACAGAGTAAAGAAGTTTAAAATTAAAAACAATGTTCAGGAATATTACAACCTCACTCATGTCAATATAAATATTGATGGTGTAATAGGAATATGTCATTTTGGAGACCCTCATGTTGATGATGATGGTACTGATTTAGGTGAATTATTTGGAATATGTGATGTCATTAAAAATACAGAAGGAATGTTTGCTGGTAATTTAGGTGATGTTCAGAATAATTGGGTTGGTAGATTAGCCGCTCTTTATAGTCAACAGAGTACAACTGCAAAAGAGTCATGGAAACTAACAGAATACTTTTTAAACAAACTACCATGGCTTTATTTAGTAGGTGGAAATCATGATGTTTGGTCAGGTGATGGTGACCCTATAGAATTTATAATGAGAGGTAACACTAGAACCACTTATGCAAATCATGGAGTGAGGCTAAATTTAAACTTTCCAAATAAATCATCTGTAAGGGTAAATGCAAGACATACTTTTAAGGGCAACTCAATGTGGAACTCTGCTCATGGTGTCAGTAAAGCTATTCAAATGGGTTGGAGAGACCACATAGTAACGGCTGGGCACACTCATGTTTCTGGCTATCAAGTTTTAAAAGACCCAGCATCAGGGTTAATTTCTCATGCCCTACAAGTTGCATCTTTTAAAAGAATGGATGAGTATGCAAATAGATTAGGACTAGATGATAAGAATATTTTTAATTGTCCAGTTACAATAATAGACCCTAAATATTCAGATGATGATAATAGAAAAATAACAACAATATTTAACCCTTATGAGGCGGCAGAATATCTAAAATGGAAAAGGTCACAGAAATAACTACAAAAGAAAAAAACTCAAGTGCATTTGATGTAATTATGAGATGTAAAGAGTTTGCCACTCAAATAGATATATCTAATATTATTCTAGATTCTACTTGCATAGATGAGAAAGAAATGTTGATAAATGTCATTGAATCATTAAGGGATTTAGAATTAGAAATAATAGAAATACATCCAAATTTTACCTTTGAGGCTGAAGCATGAGTACATATCAAGAAAGTTACTGTAATATCACATCAGATTTACTATTTATTGAAGCAAATTTGTCGGAATATGATGGCAAAAGGGTTTTGCCTAGTAGTTGGCTAGCCTCAGGAACTTCTCACCTATTTTACCTATATAATGTTGGTGATTGTAGTGGTCAAGTTTATAGGGATGGGAAAGAATTAACTTCTGTAACTGATGAACCTAATTCAAATGATGAATATAGATATACTGCTAGTACAGATTTATTAGAATATTACAGTTCGGGAGGAAGTGCAAATACTTTAAATAGTAGTGTGTTTGAATCTAGTAGAGATTGGGTAGAATTAAAAACTGAAGCAGTAAAAAGAGCAAGTTCATTTATAATGTCAATATTACCTTTTCCTATATATCCAAATAAAGGTGTAGGAACTCAAGATGCAGTTGGTAATGATTACCCTGAAATAATTGTAAGAAGCACTGCTATAATGGCGGTTGAATCACTTGTAAGACCTTATGATGTAGAAAAAGCAGACATAATTAAATCACAGGCTATGAATGATGAGGGAACTGGTTTCATTGATATGCTCAGAAAAGGTGAGATGACACTTTATTCAAGTGAAAGTGAGTCGAAGCATAAAGGTATCCTTAGAACAGTCTCAGTAAATGCAAACACAACTGGTTCAATAGTTGATGTAAGAGGAAGGTCTTCTTATCCTTGGGATATTATAAAGATTAAAATTAGTAATGGTGGAACTATAACTGCTGGAAGTTCTAACACTACTGTTAAGTTTGATTCCTTAATAGGAAATGAGAATGGATTGAAATTAGAACCTATGGCAACTGATGAAATTATAGACTGTTATTGGCAGTTAGTTGGTCATGATATGTATGTTAGATTTTCGCCAGGCTTGTACACAACCAATGATGAGTGGGAATTAGAAGTAAGTGGTGAACTAGACCAATCTTTCACACCTATTAAAAGCATAAGAACTTCGAGGTATTAATGCCAACAGATTATACAAATATAATTTATGATGAGATTATGGAAAATCTTGCTAATCTAGTAAATGGAGAGTTTACTATACCAGTTTACTATGATGAACATAAAGGGAATCAGTCCTTTTTATTTACACCTCAGTCAGATTCTTTGGTAGTTAAAATGTCTACTGGTTCTCATAGAGAATATGAAGTTTCAATCAGTTATCAATTAAAGTCAGGTGGTCAGTACACTAAAAATAATTTAAACCAAGTAAGTCAAATCATGGAAAGGTTGAAGAGATTAATTCATAATAATTCATCTTATTCTAATGGTGCAGAATGGTTTGATGCTAATTTATCTAGTATAGAATATGAAAGAGATGAGGAAGATTCTTCATTACAAAGAGGAATTGCAACTTTTAACTGTCAAAATATTGAGGTTATAACATGAAAATAAAAGCAAAGATTAATAAAATTCACAGAATAAACCCTAATGGTGTTCTATGTGATAAGGGTTCACTTGATAAACTCAGGTCAGGTGAGTCTGTAGATGTGACTGAGGAAGTAGCTAATGAACTTCTTAACATGGGAGTTATAGAGAAAGCACAAAACAAAAAAAGTAAAAAAGGAGTCAAATAATGGCTGATACAAGAGTCCTCCCTGTAAGTAGTGTTAAGTATGGCTTAAAAGCAGAAACATCTTTTGGGGTTGGTTTAGATAGCGATGGCGCAGATTCAATTGCGTATTTAACACAAGGAGTAGTGCAAGTCCAAAAGCCTACTTTTAACATAATGAGAGAATCTAGGTTATTAAGTGGTAGAGGTACTGTAAAAAATGCCGCTGATACTGTAACAAATACAAGAGGTGGGACTGTCACCATGCCTTTTGAGATGTTGGCAACACCTAGAAACTTAGCTCAACACGCTTTGCTAGTGGGTCAGGAAAATAGTCAAAGTGGTTCAATATTACATGAAATGGAGATTGATGGTTCAAGTAATTCAACATCTATAGGAGGTACTATTTCAGGTGGTTTGCCTCATAGTGTTAATCTTGCTTATTATCCTAACGCTGGTGAAGGGATTAAGGTTTGTGGTGTAGTTTGTTCAGACCTAACAATTTCAGGTGATGTAGCGGCAAATAACGGGATGGTCTCTATAAGTGGAAATTATTTTTCAGGATTTTCAAATCCAGTTTCAACATCTACAGTATTAGAGCAAACATTTGACGGAACTTGGGTTGCTCCTGAATCTACTTATTTTAATGTTTTAGATTTTGATACTAGGACACTAGATGTAGAAGGGAACGCCAATCAAGTTTTCATCATGAAGGCATTTACTTTCAATATTGCTAATGGTGTAAACAGAGTAGGTTTTGATACAAATGGAAATGCTGAATTATATGCACTTCCTGAGTATACTATTACTGGTAGCATGACAATTAAATATGATGACTTATTTGATTATAGTGCTGGTACAAATGTAATTCAAGACTTTCTTGATGGTGACACAATGACATTAAATCTAATTTGTGGAGCTGGTAATGACGCAGAAGGTGAGATGGAAATTACTGCTGAGATTCAGTATACTGGTGACCCAGCTCAGGATTTAAGTGAGAATGGTGTTTTTCACACACTTGAGTTTGAATGTGTTAAGAATGGTAATGATGAAGCATTTAAGTTAGAAGTATTTAAGAACGAAGCTATCACAAGTTGGTAAAAAATAAGGGGAGGTCAAAATGACAATAACAACAAAACATGGTGAATACGACTGTAAGAAGATGACAAGAAAGCAAAGACGAGAAATGTATAAAATGGTTAAAAAGGTTTTCGCTAGTGGAGACTTAGAACAATTACATGATTTAGGTGATGAATTTGCTTTGTTTGCCTTTGGAGATGAAAAGAAAGTTGAAGAACAACTAGGTAAATTAACTGCATTAGAAGAGGATGAGGTCTTAACTTCTATTATAAGTAGTTACATGGGTCTAGATTTGGGAAACCTTACTGGCGATTGAGGATGACTGTTTGGTTTTCTAATTATGGATTGCCAAAAGTTGAATATGACCTCCCCTATGACACTCGGTCGCCAGTATCTTTGAAGAAGATTTCTTTTAAGACTGAAGAAGATATACTTAATGAGGTAGATATTATAATACAAGAAAGTAACAATAGAGATTACAAAATAGGGGAAAGTCTATACTATCAACTTCCTTTCTTTTGTGACCCTAGTAAGTTAATACCTGACTGGTGTTGGGATATAGTTTCTGATTACTTTTCTGTAAAAAAATATAATATCCCAATTTCAAAAGACTTAGATAGTGCAGATGTTTGGATGTTGGATTGTTTTGCAATAATTGAAAATGAAATAGATAATATTTCAAAGCACGAAAGAGGAAAGAATGGCAGTTAAAGATTTATTTATAAGAATGGGTGTCCTAAATGCAAAGGACGCTGAAAGAAAAATAAAAGGTGTTGATGGGTCTTTAAGTAAACTAGGGAGTTCTGCTTTAAAGGTTGGAGGTGCATTTTTTGCCGCTCAAGGTATTATTTCAGGTTTTAGTTCTGTTATAAGACTAGCTGGACAACAAGAAAAAGCAGAAGCTCAATTAAATGCAGTTTTAAAATCTACGGCTGGTGTAGCTGGATTGACTGCAAATGAATTAAAAAATATGGCTAAAAGTCTTCAGGATGTTACTACTTTTGGAGATGAAGCTATTTTAGAAGCTCAAAGTCTATTACTTACATTTACTAAAGTAGGTCAAGATGTATTTCCTCAAGCAACTGAGACAATACTTAATATGTCTACTGCTATGGGAACAGACCTACAAAGTTCTACTGTTCAGTTAGGTAAAGCTTTAAATGACCCTATTGCTGGAATTGGTGCATTATCTAGGGTAGGTGTTCAATTAACAGAAACACAAAAAGAACAAATTAAAAAATTTACTGAGATGGGTGATGTTGCATCTGCTCAAAAAGTTATTTTAGGAGAGTTAGAAACTCAATTTGGTGGACTTGCACGAGCATCAGCAGAAACTATGGCTGGTGGACTAGAACAGATGACTAATGCAGTAGGTGATGCGGCTGAAGCTTTAGGAGGTCTACTATCACCAGTTGTAACAAGTGTTGCTAAAGCTATTAAATTCGCTTCTGAAGCAGTAGGAACTTTTTTCCAAAGATTGTCACCTCCTGACTTTGATGACATAATTGATAATTTAAAATCTGTCAATGCTGAAGTAAGTTTAATTGCAGATATACAAAAATTAAAACTAACATCTGAATTAATTGAGGTTAATAATAAATTAAGGTCTTTAGGTCAGGAAAATACAACAATAGCTGAAGTAGGAGAAAAAGTAAAAAAAGTTTCTGAAGATTTGACTTTTCAATATAAGGCTCAAGCTAAAGCTATAGCTATGGGTCAAGATAAAACTGCTGGATTTAAACAAAGTTTAATTGATTTATCCTTAGAAGAATCAAAAGAATTAACTCAAGTAGGTGAATTAATATCTAAAAGAGAAAAATTAAATGAGCTAATAAGTTCTATAAATGTAACAGAAAAAGAAGTTGTTGAGACAAAAAAAGAAAATAATGAAATAGACCTAAATAGTATTGAATTAGCTAATACTAATTTAGAAATAAAAAAGTCAGAGTCTGAGCTTTTGCCTGATTTAAATTTAAGTTATGAAGCTTTAGTATCTTCTAAATTTCAACAATTAGAACAACAAGAAGAAGAAGCTAGAAATTTAAGTAGATTAATTGTTCAATATCCTGAACTAGCTAAAAAATTAGGTTTAGTAAAAGTAGAAACAACTGAATCATCTTCTGCATTTAAAGACTTTAAGAAAAATATAGATGTCGCAACTGCATCAAGTGTTCAAGCTGGTGCGGCTATTACAAGTACATCTGATGCTTTATTTGCCTCAGGTCAAGCGGCTAAAAAAGTTGCCACAGAAGTGGTGACTGCTGAGATAATGAAATCAGTTGCAACATACATTAGGGATTTTATGGCTAGTACACCACTACCTCCAATTTTATCTGCTCCATTAGCCTTAGCTGGTGGGGCGGCTTTTGGTTCATTGATGGGGAGTGCAATTCAAAGAATACAGTTTCAAGATGGTGGAATAGTGCCTGGCACAGATAGAGGTCAAGGTGATACAGTCCCAGCCATGTTAACGCCTGGCGAAGTTATTTTAAACCAAGCACAACAACAAAATTTAGCATCAAATATGGGAACAACAGTTAATATTCAAGGAAATGTATTAGGTACAGAAGAATTTGTAAGAGATACACTTATTCCTGAAATACAAAGAGGAATAAACTTAGCATGAGTTTAAGTCTGCCAGAATCATTTAAAAGACCTAATATAATAGAAAATTGGGTGGTTCTTTTAGGTTACGATAAAGGAATTACAGATTCAGGGGAAACAACTGCTGAGGTTGTAAACACTACCGAGACAGAAATAGATGTGACAGATGGAAGCAAATTTGCTAGTGGTGATTTTATTTTTATTCGTACTGAGAGAATGAAAGTTAGTTCAGTTAGTTCTAATACACTTACAGTTGTTAGGGGTATAAATAAAACTCCTTCATCTTCAATGAATTCAGGAGAAATAGTTTATCACGATAATTTCAAATGCGTATCTTTTGCAGATACAAAATTTGAAGGTGAATATAGTGATGGTGTAATAAGTTCTGAGCCTAGTATAAGAGAATCAATTAATCTAGAAAAATCTACATCAAAAACTGGAAATGTTTCTATTTCTGTACCCAACTTTAATTATCAAGGAAGTCCTTTCAGCAAAGAATTATTTGGAGGAACTAGAACTTACATTAATAGAGAATGTTTAATCTATATAGTTCCAAATGAAGCTACATTAAAATTTGATAGTTTACTAATCTATAGTGGTAGACTTGAAGATATTAGCCACGACAATGATTCCATAAAGCTTTCTATTGTCTCTAGAAACCCTATAGATGGTGTAGAAATTCCACAAACAAAGACAAGTAAGGATAATTATTTTCCTATTGCCTATGGGGATTATACACCAAGCACTGCTAGTTTAAATTTTGGTTCAGGTTCAGATGCAGATGATTACAGAAAAAGAAAAACCCTTTATCCTATTCCAGTAGAAGAAAGAAGAAGAGACACTATTTTTTCATTAACAGGAACAAGAAGCACAGGTGCAAATGCTTTTCCTAATTATTATGAAAAATCAACAGATACATTTCATCCCTTAGCTAATGATAGTTCAAATCCAGCATCAGTTGATTCAGAAAATGAATCTTATGGAGATGGTTATGCAGTAAGATTTCATCAAAATTTATTAAAAAATGGTTTATTTAAAGTTGTAGAATTTGTAAGTAAAACTCAAGGAACAAGGCTTAACTGGGGAAGTAATGAAGAAAACGCTTTTGATGGTGAATTTATTAATACAAGTAGTCATGTTCAATGTTCGTTTGATGGAAGTTTTGTTTTAAATGATAGTGCGTCAATAGAATATGGACTTCCTCAATTAACTGGTTATCCTTCTTTAATTACTACAAATTTAGTTATTCAAGCTACTTTTACTTTAGGGAGCATAGGTTCAACTTCAGGGGAAATTAGATTACAACTAATAGATGAAAGCTTTGGAGCTTCTGATGTTAAAGGATATTGGTCTCTGACAGGCGCAACAAGTACAACAACTTTTAATGTTACTGGAGCTGGTACATTAAACACGGCTGGAGTTTCATATTTAAGTGATACAACCAATAATTCAAGTGAATACCTAGCATCAGGAAATGGTTGGGGAGAAACTGTTAAATTAAAATTAAAACTTATAAGACAGTCAGGAAATTTAGATGGAGAAGTTACAGGATTTGTTAGAATATATGATATAGCAGTACAGACTAGAACTCAATTAGATTTTTCAGAAACAACAAAAACTGGTAAAACAGTAGCTTATCAAACTCTAGATGACATTGAATATGTATATAGTGGTGCGAATGGACTAACTGATAATGGATGGAATAGCAGTTCTGCAATAACAGAAATTCACGAAGCTCATAGAGATTTATTACAAAGATTTACAAACTTTACAAATAGAAGCAATTCAGATTACACTTTAGGAATTCATCCTAAAAATTGGATTTCAGGAACTAATATAAATAGCATTAAAGATTGGAAGATAAGATATTGGATTAATAGACCGACATCATTAAAAAAAGTTTTAGAAGACCTTCAATATAATGGAGGTTTTATAGGAAGATATAATGGACAAGGAGACTACGAATATATTTTTATTCCTGATTCAATTACTGCAAATTATAACCTAACCAAAGAAGATATTTCTAGTATTGACATATCACTAACACCTTTTGATAAAGTTATTACTAGTATGGATATAGAGTACGAAAAACATCCAGCTACGAGTGGATATGTTTCTGAAGTAAACTCTAGTAACTCTTCATCTATTTCAGCTTATAATGTAGATTCTAAAGAAAATAAAAAACAGATTAAATTAAATGCTTTAGTATCTGCTCCAGCAACATCACCAACTACTCTTTCAAGTGGTAATGTTAATGATGATTTTTATACTTATTATAATAATATTCTTGGAGAAGTTAAGCATTTAGTCAGTTTTAACGTTGTAAATCCTAGTAAATATGGGATTGATGTGGGTGATTTTTTAACATTTAGCAACATGACCATTGAACCTTTTGGAGGAAGTTGGTCAGGTAAAAATTTTATTGTAGTTTCAGTTTCTAGAAAAAGAGGACAATTAAAAATTAAAGCAAGGGAAGTTTAAATGGGTTATAATAGAGTAAAAACACCTAGAGTTTATACAGATGTAATAAGTCAAAGTTTAACAAATGGATGGAGAGATTTAAACGATATAACATTTAAACAGAATGATGGTTCAACATCTGTTACATTTACTGGTACAGAAAGAAATTTATATGATTTAAAACCATCAAATTCTATTACAATAGCTAAAGAAAATCAGTCTTTTTACATTCAATATGATACTGGACATACTACAAATTCATTAGCAGAGTCTAATTATTTAGCAATATTAAATCATAATTTTTTATCTGCTGAATGTATGTTCAAAGTTGAATTGTCTGATGATGTAAATATGAGTAGTAATGTGACTACTATTTCACAAAATGTGAACCATTCAAAATTAATAAACGCTACTCAAAGTACAATTAGTGGGAATACTACTTTTATAGAAGCTGATGAAAATGGATGGACATTAATTAAATGGACAACCCAAACAACTCAAAACCAATACTTAAGGATAACATTTAAAGATACTGGAGGAGCGAGTCAAGACTTTGCAGATGATGTTATAATCGGTTCAATTATGTATGGTGAATACTTTGACTTTCCTCATTCACCTGACTTGTCAATAAACACTTCTATTGATTATGATGGTGTAAAAACTCAAAAGTCTTTAGGAGGTAACACTTATGCAACCTCCACAAATTTAGGTCAGCCTGAGTGGGATAAAACACTATCATGGACTAATTCAACAAGTGCAGACATTAGCAATAATGTATTTAGTAAAAGAACTGGTAGGATTAGACATTCAATGAACTTTAGCTACTTAACTGATACTGATGTTTGGTCTAATAATCCTAGTTCTTCATTACCCTCAGAATGGTTTGACACATTAACAGTTCACAACTCTTTTTACAATAAAATAGTAGGACAGTTTCATCCATTTTTATTTAGTATAGATAAAGACTCTACAACTGAGGGTGACTATGGGATGTTTAGATTAAAGGATAAATCATTTACTGCAAATCAGTCAGCTAATAATATTTGGGATGTAAAATTAAATATAGAGGAATCTTGGTAATTATTTATTAACTTCTACCCTAATGCTAGGGTTGTAGAGGGTGAATGCTCCAAAACATCCTTATTCGCAAATATACTACCAGCCCTAGCATCTCCTAACCCTTAAATAACCCTATAAAATAATTTTAGAAAGTGTTTGTATGTTTCATTACGCTTTATTAGAATTGTATGCGAATTAAATAAACAATATGGAGTTTTTAATGAATAAAATAAAAATGACAAAAGCTTTTGTAAAAAATATTACAGATGATTTTCAAACTGGAATTGGTCAAGACACACACAACTTTGACAATATAGAAGATATGTTTAATAATAAAAAAGGTATTATTAAATATACTGAACATTGTCTTGGTCTTTATGAAGTTATATCATGTGATTCTGAAGACGCTCTAGGAAATTATGCTATTATAAAATGTTATCGTTCTTTTTTAAGTAAAGTGAAAGGAGGTAAGTAATGGATAAAGTTCAATTACAAGTACAAGAAACTATAAATAACTGGTTTGATGCTAAAAATTTAGGGATTGTAAAATCAATAAATAAAGACCAAGACTTAAAAGGTTTATTAAAACCATATAAAAATCTTACAGATGCTGGTGTAATGGTAAGTTATGGTGATGATGGTAGTGTTGCTTTTGATGGAGATATTCTTTCAGCATTAAGGGGTTATGCAGAGTTTGGACATTGTGAAAAATTAGCAGAATCTTTAACTGATATTTTTTATGATAATGAATATGATGATTTTGGTTTTGGTGTTTATAATCATTGTGAATATAAAGGAGGTAAGTAATGGATAAGATTGCTTACTATAAGATGAGAGATGAGATGTGGTTAATAGGTGAGTTAGAGTATGCTTGTATATGTGTTATGGAGGGAGTAGGCTTTGACTATTATGATTATGAAAAATCTACACCTCAACAATTAATTGATGATGCTGAGTATGTTTTAGCAACTTACTATGAGCATGGTCATGCAAGGAATGATGACCTAAGAGAAGGAACTGAAGAAGCTAAAAAAGGTTGTCGTGAGGAAATTAAAGACATCAGAAAATGGCTTAGAAAGTGGAAACCTAAAACTCAAGGAGGTAAGTAATGACTAAACCTCCTTATGATTTTAAGTTTCATGCTGAGATAAGATATGAAACAGAAGACTGTTTTAATTTTACAAATGCAAATGGTAACACCATAGGTCAAATAAAAGAAGATATTCTAAGAGTTTGTACAAAGTATGAAAAAAGAAGTCCGAAGATAGTAACCATTTTAGGTAAATCAGAATATAATGATAGCTATAATGAATATATTTATTTGTTTGCCAATACTACTTTCTTCACAGAAAATGAGAGTGTTAAGAACGCATTAAAACATATAACAAAGGAAGGTAAAAATGCCAGTACCATTTAATCAAAAACTTGAAGAACATACTGAAAAACAATATTTAGAATTAGAAACTAATTATTTAAACCTTTTTAATTTTTTACAGAGTCTTTTAACTATAACAGAAAACAAAGATATTGATTCTGATAGTCAAAAAATTATTCATTTTAATGCTTTGACCATTAGACTTAATGAAGGTTTAAGAAGATTTTTAAAATTTACAAAAGACCTTCGGAGTAATTCAATCTCAAGGAACTCCGCATCTTCCGACTCCGAAGGCGACCCTTATGAAGTTAGAATACTAACATCAAAAGAAGAAAAGAAACTGATTATAGAAGCTTTAGAACACATGGCTAATAGCTATCCTGATTTAAAAGTTTCTGACCAGTTTCAACAAATAGCGAATGATATAAAATAGGAGTAGTATATGAGTAGTCAATTAAAAGTAATTAGGCATTATCTAGAGTCAGGTGGTAAACTAACACCATTGGAAGCTCTTGACAAGTTTGGATGTTTTAGACTTGCCGCTATAGTGCATAATTTAAGGGAAGAAGGTCTTAATATTAAAACAACAATGGTAAAGCAAGGTCAGAAGTCTTTTGCTGAATATTCAATAGATAATTCAGATGGTATGAATTTATTTGGTGGTCAGTAATGATAGTCTTAAATATAGCTGAATGGATTGCAAATTTATTAATCTTAGGAATATCTGCATTAATATGGTTTGTTGCTCTGTTTGGATTTGCTATGCTTTTATCAATATTACTTAATTATATAAGGGAGGTCTCAAACTATGAATAAGTATGAAAAAAAGTTAGAGTCATTTTTTGATTTTTGTGAAGGATTGTTCTTTATTTTAATAGGAATGACTATGTTAAATTTATTTTTTCAATTAATAACAAGATAAGGAGTAGTAATGTTTTTACAATTAAAAAAGTCCACTCATATTAATAAAACTTTGAGTGTGCAGTTAAGAGAAGACCCTATAAACATTAAGGGTGTAATGAATAAATTCAACAACTTAGAATATGAACTACCAGTCACTAATATTGGTGATAATTATTCTGCTGAAAAATGGGGAGACAAAGACCCTATTATATTTAAAAAAGGTGACCACTTTAATTTAAAAGTTTCATCTGCTCTTTATGGTAAACTTACAGACTTTTCAAAATCAGAATTAGTTGACATAACAATGAGTCCAACAGATAAGGGAATAACTTATAAGATAAATCCTTCTATTGAAACATGGGAAAAACCAGTTTATGATGAAGGAGTTGCATCAAAGCCTTATGGATATGACTCTGTTAAAAGTAGAGATGATGACAGGTCTTTAGAAATAAAATGGGGAATGGCTTTTAATAATGCAACTAGATTATTTACTCATTCAAAAATGTTATATGAAGATAAAGTTAAAGCAATAGAAGAAATAATGCCAAAAATGTTTGAGATTGCTTGTGGAATGAAATCACTTACTGAAACAGAAACACCTAAAATAGTTGAGGATGATGATGATGCGCCGTTCTAAAATAACAAAATCAAATGAAAATCTATTAAGAAAAAGTATGAAGCGTAGGTCAACATTAAATGGTTACATAAAATTTTATGAAGACTTATGGACACAAGGTAAAATTCTTCCAAATGGAGGAGCTTATAAGAGACTATCTCAGTTAAAAGAAAGATATGTCAGTACATATTAATGAAAAAAGCTGAAAAAGTAAAACTCAATAAGCTTGTTAGGGAGTTATGTCTACTTAGAGATAAGTGTTGTTTGAGGTGTGGTAAATCTACCACACTTCAGGCATCTCATATTTATCCTAAAGGTAAATTTCCTAAAATGCAGTTTAATCCTGATAATGTTAAGATATTGTGTGTAGGTTGTCACTTGTATTGGTGGCATAAACATCCTATAGAGGCTCATAAATGGGCTGAAAAGACATTAGGGAGGGTAAGGTTAAACAGATTAAAAAAACAGTCAAATACGATAAATAAAACACTTTGGGATTTTAAAGAAATACAAAGCGAATTAAAAAAACAAATAGGAGAACTAAATGATAATTAAGTTTTTAAAAAAATATCCAACATCAGATGGTTGGAGAAGTAACATAGGTCATGTTGGTACTTATAATTTAAACTCAACAATAAAAGCTATGAATTTAGTAATTCAAGGATATGCAGAGTTGGTTCATTCTTGTAAGAGTTGCAACCCTTATCATTTAGATATTGGCTTAGAGGATTTTAAAAAACCATTTAAACTAGAGGAGAATGAAAATGGCTAAAAGATTTATAGATACTAAAATTTGGGATAAGGCTTGGTTCAGAAAGTTGCCAACTAAATATAAATTATTTTGGGTTTATTTACTAGGTAAATGTGACCATGCTGGAATTTGGGATGCTGATTGGGAACTAGCTGAATTTATTATAGGCGAACCAATAATATATAAAGATTTACCTGATGTTATAAAAGAAAAGATGGAGTTTATAAGTGGAGAAGAGCAGTTTTTTATTCCATCTTTTATTGACTTTCAATATGGAGAACTTAAAGAACATTCCAAACCTCACATGAGTGTTTTAAAAAGACTGAATGAAAAACATTTAAAAATTAAGGGTTCACTAAGGGTATCAAATAAAATTGATACCATTAAAGATAAAGATAAAGATAAGGTTAAGGTTAAAGAAAAAGTAAAAACTAAAGAAATAAGAGAATCTGAATTTAGAGTTAAATCTTTTCGTATTGGTAAAGACTTAAAAAATGTCAAAGAAAGTACAATTGATGGGTTTATAGATTATTGGACTGAGTCTAATATGAATGGTACTAAGATGAAGTTTGAAATGCAGAAGACATTTGATATTAAAAGAAGACTTGCAAAATGGGTTAATAATGAAAAAGAATGGAACATACAAAAAGAAGAAAAAGTTCCCTTTGAAGCTTCTTTTAAAAAGACTCCTACTGGATTATACAAAGCATATTGCTCTAAGTGTGGTAAAAGAGAAATGCCTAATGATAAATGGCAACTAAAAGAGGGAAGTAATTGTTGTAGGGTAGACTATACACCTGAACAGAATCATGCATAAGGATGATAAATTACATATCATTGACTATATATTAGAAAAAACTGATATTAGGAGATACACACCTCAATTAAATCAAGTAAGACATGAACATAGGAAGTACAGACATGATGATATAATGAAATTCTGTACTTCTTGCGAACATCTTTGGAGTCCAGTTCCTCATTGGGTAGATAAAAGTTTGTTAAGAATTTACCCAAAAGACATTATTCCAAAGATAGGAAAGGAGAAAAAGAAATGTCCAAAATGCGAAAAACTAAATAGGAGTAATAAATGAAAAGCATTCTGCAAGGAAATGTATTAGATAGAATAAAAGACATTGAAGAAAAGTCAGTTCAATGTGTTGTAACTAGTCCTCCTTATTGGGGATTAAGAGATTATGGAACTGCTGAATGGAAACAAGGAGATAAAAAGTGTGACCATATAGAAAAAATTCCTTTTAGTGGTAATACTGGTATTAGAGACCATAAAAAAGAAACTACTAAAAAAGAAGTAGAAGGAAAATCTATTCAATATAAGTCTAAATGTAAAAAGTGTGGTGCTATTAGAAAAGATTCTCAATTAGGATTAGAAGAAACACCTGAAGAGTTTATAGAAAACATGGTTAAGGTATTTAGAGGAGTTAAGAAAGTATTAAGAGACGATGGAACACTATGGTTAAATCTTGGGGATAGTTACGCTTCAAATCAATCCAAAGGAGACAGAGTAAGTAAGTATTCTAAAAAACAAAAAACTAACATTGGTAAATTGGGTGGTTCTCAAAAAGTGCCAAAAGGTTTTAAGTCAAAAGACCTTATTGGTATCCCTTGGCGTGTTGCAATAGCACTTCAACAGGATGGATGGTATTTAAGACAAGATATAATTTGGCACAAACCTAATCCTATGCCTGAATCTGTCAAAGATAGATGCACAAAAGCACATGAATATATATTTTTACTAAGCAAATCACCTAAATACTATTATGACTCAGATGCAATAAGAGACAAACCTAATTATGGTGAAGAAGTAGGAGCAAACAAAAGGTCAGTATGGTCTATTAATGTAAAAGCATACAAAGAGGCTCACTTTGCAACCTTTCCTGAGAAATTACCTGAATTATGTATAAAGGCTGGTAGTAAGAAAGGAGATATAGTTTTAGACCCTTTTTTTGGTTCAGGAACTACTGGTTGGGTTGCTCAAAGACTTGGTAGAGAATGGCTAGGTATAGAACTAAACCCTGAATTTATTAAAATAGCAGAGAAGAGATTTGTTCAAAGAGAACTATTTTAACTAACCCTTAGGTAACCCTTAGATAAGTGTTTGACATTTAGAATTTATTGGTTATATTCTTTTAAGAATATTAATCAAAAAAGGAGTTCTAAGATGTTTAAAATAAAATATAAAAGGATGAATTATTTTTACCCTTGTTATATGGCATATGTTGAAGATGTTGATGTAGACATAGTTATAGCAAAGCTAAATGGTGTTTGGAAGTTAGGAATATATAAAGAAAATATAGATGAGCAACCTCATCCTAGTAGGGATGGTTTTGTAGGGCTATTTGATTCTTTAAAACAGGCTAAAGAAGTTGCGGGAATAAATATTTTTAATAAAAAATATCCGAGCCTAAATATCTAATACAAAATCAAGAAACCAATCAGCCCCTTAAATGGGGCTTTTTGGGTATGAAGAATAAAAAACAAAATAGGAGTTAAATGTGGTAACAACAATAACAGAACTAGAAAAGGATTTCTTAAATAGCTTATTAGATAGCGATTTTGCAGAGTTCCAAACAGATATTCATAATGAAGAAGATTCTTGGGTTGCTAATTGGGTTTGTAAAGAATATGGTTATGATATGAAAGTTGCTAGAGGGATAATGACAAGCTTACAACAAAAAGGCATAGTGAAAGTTGGAAAAGCAGAAAGATTAGACAGAAATAATAAGGCAACTGCTAATTGGGTTTCTATTAAATCTAAATATCTTGATTTTAAAAACTTTTGCCTAAATATCTAATAAATAATAATCAAACCAAAACTAGCCCCTTCATATAAGGGGCTTTTTGGGTGCAAAGAATAAAAAAAAAGGAGTAGTAACATGAAGTATATTAAAAACCTAAACATATCAGCAGACAATGAACATAACTTTAAAATTTCTAGCGGTATGGACAGAAGTGATTGGTTTATGTTTGACTTAGAGTTTATATCTGTCACTAAAACTGATACAGTTGGAAAAGGAAAAAATCTTTCTATTTGTTGGAATGGTGTTGGAGGAGTTCAATTAGTAGCTACACAATCAAATGGAATTTATACAGTTCCTGAATATGAAGTAAACTTATTAGAAAAAGTTATGAAAGAATATAAAGAGGAAATAAGGGATGTGGTTAAGGAATACAGTAAAAACCTTAAGAGTGTCAATAGAATTGGAAAATTTGGACTTGATATAAAATAACACTAACATAAACCTAAAAGAAAAGAGCCTTGAGAAATCAAGGCTTTTTTTGTTTACTCTACTTTCTTTTATTATACTTTACTATACTATCCCCTTTTCTCGTACTGGAAACTATATAAGGGAATTTAAGGATTCCTCATATTCCTCATTTAATTACAAACCTTAATATAGTTTTAGGTATTTTATTAAACCTCCTAAATGATATAAATTAGACCCAATAACAACAAGGAGTATCTTATGCCTAAAGGTAAAGGTTACGGCTTTGGTAAAGCGAAACCAAAGAAGAAACGAAAGATGACTAAGAAAATTGTCAAAAGAAAAAAGTAAGGAAGGTATTGCAATAACTACTGAATTGGTAGGGATTCGCAATTTAAAGACTACAGGAAACTACAGACTAGAATTTGATGTCTTTGAAATAGACTCTCATAAAATCGCTGAGCTAATAATGAAATTAAACAAAGCATTTATGATGGGTCTAGTGGAGATAGATTAATGCCTAAAAAACAAACAGAGAACAAACGACCTGATGGGAAGTTTGCTAAGGGTAATAAATTAGGAAATAGATGGAAGAAAGGACAATCAGGAAATCCTAATGGGAGAAGAAACGCCTATACTGATTTAATTAAAGACTTTAGTTTTAAGAAGAATGGTGATAAGGAAAGAAGAGAGGTCATAGTATCTAAATTGTTTCAGTTAGCTGAAAGAGGCGACCTTAGAGCTATGCAGTTTATTATTGAAAGACTAGAAGGTAAAGCATTAGAAAGACAAGAAAGAACAACCAAGTCAGAACCTATTCAAGTCATGGTGATAGAAGATGATTGAGTGGACTGTTAATAAGACTCGTAGAAAAATCCTAAATAATAAATCTAGGTTTAAAGTAATTGTAGCTGGGCGTAGATGGGGTAAGACCATATTAAGTTTAATGTATTTACTAAAAGACCCTTTCAAAGCTGATGAAAGAAGATTCTATGTTACTCCTACCTACAGACAAGGTCGCATGATAGTATTTCCTATACTCAGGAGAATGTTTGGGAACTTTACTGGTGCAAAGTTAAATGAAACTGAGATGTCTGTTATCTTTGAGAATGGTGCAGAGTTATCAGTTAAGGGTGCTGATAATGAGAACAATTTAAGAGGTGTATCACTAACAAAATGTGTAATGGATGAAATGGCTTATATTAAACCTCATGTGTGGGAGGAAATCATTATGCCTATGTTAGCAACCACTAAAGGAGAAGTCTTATTTATCGGAACTCCTAGTGGGTATGATATTATGTATGACCTATACTCTAAAGGTCAATCAGAAGATGACTGGAGTAGTTGGCAGTTTAAAACTATAGATGGTGGGTTTGTACCTAAAGAAGAGATAGAAAGAGCAAAGAGAACAATGGATGAGTCTATATTTAGACAAGAGTTTGAAGGTTCTTTTGAATCAACTGGTAATAGAGCCGCATGGAACTTTGATAGGGAAACTCATGTAGTAAAAGCTGATGAACTATCTAATAAGTTATGGTGGGGAGTAGACCACAATGTAGATTTTAATACGGCTACATTAGCAACAGAGTATTCAGATGGAACAGTACATTATTTTGATGAGATAAGACTAAAGAATAGTAATACTGAAGAACTTGCAATAGAGATGAAGAAGATTGCACCTAACATTGAGTGTTATCCTGACCCAGCTGGTAGGAATAGGTCTACAACATCTAGAAGAAGTGACCATGATATATTAGCTGAACATGGGTTTTTAATTAGAGCAAAGAAGTCTCATCCTAGTCATATAGATAGATTAAATATTTTAAATAGAAAACTAAAAGACGCTGAAGGTAATATAAGTATGACTGTTGACCCCTCATGTGTTCATTTAATTAAAGACCTAGAACAATGTCAAAGAGATAGAAGAGGTGGACTAGATAAGTCAGATATGAACCTTACTCACGCTTTAGACGCCTGTTCTTATGGGTTGGCATATAAGTTTCCTATTAGAAAAGCTTTTGCAACAACTAGGAGTTGGTAATAATAATAAAAGTTGGGGAGAACTAACAAATAAAGAGGAATATGGAAGATGTATAATTTTGGAAGAAGTGTAAATAGAGTGGTCATCCCTGAACTTTCTGAAATGGTAGTTATGCAGAGTGTTATTAATGCTCATGAAAACTATATTGATAATGAGGATACTTATGTACTAGAGAGTTTAGATTTTTATTATAATCAGAACCTAGACACACACCTAGAACAATGGTTTGCATCTGAGAGTCTTAGTCAAGTTCCTCCTTATATAACATCTTGTGTTCCTCGTTTTGCTCGTGCTAGGATGATGTTATACAAAGAACCTCCTAAAAGATTTATAGGTGGTGAAAGAAATGAGATGTATGATGATATATCTTTTAAATTAGATTCTAAGACTAAGGAATTTGCTGAGTTATCTTGGTTACTAGGACATTGTTGGATGAAGTCTAAGTACAATGAAAGAAAACAGAGATTAGAGTATGAAGTTCTCCCAATGGTACAGGAGTATTATCACACTTCAGATAGTGAGCCTTATGGGTATTCATATGAAATAGAGAGTCATGACAATCATAAAAGGTTTGTTTTTTGGTCTGAGGAAAGAGATGGTGTCCAAGGTATGCACTTTGAGTTCAATCAAAAAGGTGAAAGATTTGCTATGTCTGAAGACATGATAAACCCTTATAAAATTAACCCTATCAGTAGAGTTGAGTTCTCTTCTAGTTCTTATGATGTCACTAGAGTTTCTTTACATTTAGCAATAGCCATGACTGAAGTAGCTCTAGGAATAAGGTCAAAGTTAGGTCAACCAGTATTCACAGGAATAGATGAAGGTCAATCAAGGTTAAAGGCTGGAATTGACAATGCAATTATAATACCTGAAGGTGCATCCTTTGATTATAAGTCACCTAGTGGTAGTTTGACAGAAATGATAGAAGGTGTGAAGGCTATGGCTAATCAAGTAGCTGAGAACAATCAGTTAAGAATTAGATGGGGTGAGTCAGGTGGTAATGTACCTAGTGGAGAAGCATTAAGAATTATGGAGATTGAAAACCTTGAATCTAGAAAGTCAGATGAAGGAGTCTTTAGAGAGTGGGAACATTCAAGATATGAAATAGATAGAAGGATTTTAGAGGCACATAATGTAACTAATTTATCTGAAGACTATGCAGTTGACTTTGGGGAGGTCAGTTTTCCAATGTCACCACAGGAGGAAAGAAACTGGTTAGATTGGAAGATTAAAAATGGGATAATGACTCAGAAAGACTTACTATTATACTTTAATCCTGACATGACTGATTCTGAGTTAGATGAGAAGTTAGGAGAGGTAAGAGAAGAACAAAGAGCAACAGTAGAAGCTACACAACCTACACAACCAACCTTTGAGGGATTGAGAAAACTTGGCACAATTAATTCGTAAGTATATGGAAGACCTAGACAAGTTAGAATCTGTAATAGAAGAGAACGCTGATAATCTACTAGGTGCTATTGATTTAGATGAATTATTAAAAGACCCTGAAGGGTATTTACTATCATTAGGAGATGCTTTTCTTAAAGAACACATAGACGAGATAGAGAAAGCTGGTCAATTAGGTACTAAGTTTGCACATAAGATTATAGAAGAGTCATGAAACCTAAAATAGAGATGAACTTTGACCTTAAAAAGTTAAAGTTAGACCTCACTAAAGAACTTAATGATGCTGGTAGGATAGTAAGAGAAGACCATTTTCAAAGACTAGAAAGAGGTATGGGTGTGAATGGTAGGATGCAGAAACTAAAAGATTCTACCATTAAAAGAAAAGGACATGACCAAATATTAGTAGATACTGGTAAGATGAGAAACCTTATTCTAAACAAAGCAAGTAAAGTAAAACAATTAGTTACATTACACCCAGGCAAGAAACAGAAAAGGAAAGGTGGTGTGACTAATGCAGATATAGGTTCATTTCATCAACAAGGTAATCCCTCAACTAATTTACCTAAAAGAGAATGGTTTGGTATTACTAAAAAAGCTGAGAAAAGAGCCATTAAAATGATAGAACTAAAGATAGATAAGATATTAAGAAATGTCTGAACCTCAAGACCTACTTATAACTATGTCTTCCTTACTTAGTAATTCTGTTGCTAAGTCTACAATTACCCTAGAAGAGTCTATATCCCAAATGAAGTTAAGTGGGATGGATGTCAACCAAATTAAATCAGTCTTGATGAATGACCTTAATAATGGCGGTAGGATATTTGGTTCATATAGAAACGCTATTAAAAGTACAACTAAAAATGGTGTAGGGTATAGTTCTAATATTGCAAGTCAGAAGGTTTATCAAGATTCATCAGTAGAAGAGTTCCAATGGGTTGGTATATCAGATAAAAGAGTTTGTGAAGATTGTGAAGACAGGCATGGTCAAACTGGTACTATGGAATATTTTAGAACTGTTGGACTTCCTCGTTCAGGGTTTTCTATATGTCAAACTAATTGCAGATGCCAGTTAGTACCTATGAACTATAAGGGTGAGAACATTAAAGAACCTATAATCACTAAAAAGGTTTTGCCTATTACTGCTTTTAAAATGGCTGGTAAACACAAGACATCTAAAGACTCTATAGAATGGTTAAAGTCAAATATTGCAGATGAGGTTAATATATCATCAACAATAGATATTAAAATAATGAATGAAATTACTAAGTCATTATCAAGAAATTTTGAAAAATACAAATTAAGTAAATTAGAAAAAATTTACTTTAATAGAGGAAGTGCTATGGCTAGTGCTAGTGGGGGTACTCTAAGTATTAATAAAAAGTATTTTAATAAAAAGGGTATGCAACAAGCTTACAGAGATGATGTCATTGAATTTACATCTAAATATAAAAAATGGATTAAAGAGCTTGAAGATGATTTAAAACCTTTACTTTCTAAACCTTTTAAGGAATTATCTTATGTTGAAAAAAGAATGGTACAATGGAATACAAGTAGAATTATTGATTTAAAAAAGACTTTAAAGTCAAAGCAAAAGTATAAATATTGGAATTATTACAATAAGAAAAAATTATATGGTAGCGTTATAGACCATGAAATTGGACATATGATTCATGACCAATATACTGGAAAATTAAATAGGTCTAGATACAGAAGAAAAAGTGTTTCTACAGAAGTTGCAGACAAATGGAACAAAGAATGGATAAGTATTTATAGAAAGTCTAAAAAACAGGGATTGATTTATAAAATTTCTGAATATGCATCATCTGACCATTATGAATTATTTGCTGAGTCTTTTGCCATGTATGTAAATGGTCAAAAATTACCTGAAATAATTCAAGATTATTTAGATAGATATTTAACGTCAAAGGAGCTTAACTAATGCCTAGGTCTACTCAATGTAATATATGTGTTCAGTATATAGAAGAATTTAAGTGTAAAGCTTTTCCTAAAGGTATTCCTAGAGAAATTTTTACTGGATTTCATGACCATAAAAAGGAATTTAAAGGAGACAATGGAATAAGGTTTCAAACCATAGAAGACTTTATGAAAGAGAATAGACCTACAAAGTAATTTGATTCTAGGACTTTTATTAAACATAGGTACATGATTAAATTTAATTAACTAAAAGAGGAAGACAGAATGTCTGAAACTACAACAGAAGCAGTACAAGATAATGTACAAGAGGTGACTCCTAACAGTCAGAATGAAACTAATGAAACGCCTGATGTCACTAGTTACATAGCAGAAAGCAAGAAGTATAGAAGTAGGGCACAACTAGCAGAGTCTGAATTATCTGATTTAAAATCTAAACTTGAAAAACAAGAAGAGGAAAGATTAGCTAAAAACAATAAGTGGGAAGAATTGGCAACTAAAAGAGAATCAGAATTAAACAGTATTAAGGATGATTACCAAAGGTTAAAAGAAGCCGAAGAAGCCTATAAAGAAGACTTGCTAAATATTCTAAGTGAAGAAGAAAGAGAAACATTTAAGGGTTTAAGTGTTGCTCAGCTTAGAGTTATAACTGATAAAATTAATAATCAATCTCAAGAGGTAGCTCCTACAAGCAATACTCCAGCTAAAAGTGTAAATCCAAGTCCTAAAGATTGGACTAGCATGAGTGCAGAAGAAAGAAGAGCAAATTGGGGTAGTATCTTACAGAGTTATGTCAAGAGATAATAATAAGAGGTTTTAAAAATGGCAAAACATTATCAAGGTAGTGCAACCACAAATTCAACTGACCAACATTTCATACCTGAGATTTGGTCAGAGGGGATTTATAAGTTTTTCGAGAGAAAGACAATATTCAGAGGATTAATTGAAGACTATTCAGCTTTAGTAGGTGCTAAAGGGTTTGGAGATGTTGTTCATGTTCCTGAAATATCATTAGCAAGTGCGGCTGATAAGTCTGCTGGTTCTGATGTGTCTTATGATGCAACTGCAACTACAGAAACTCAGTTGTCGCTTAACAAACATAAGTACATTGGTAAGCTTTTTGAAGATTTGACAATCATACAAAGTGAAGCAGATTTAGTAGAAAAGTACACTAGAATGATGGGTGAGGCTCTTGCTCGTCAATTAGATGCTGACATTTGGTCTGAATTAGATGGTTTAAACCAGTCTCAGGCTCTATCTGCTGATGATACTTTAACCGCCGCAGTCTTTGAAAGTGTATTAGCTACACTAGGTGAAAATGATGTTCCTTACATGGATGGTGAGTGTGCTATGGTTGTAAATCCAACTCTATTTGCAGACATCCTTAATCCTAGTGCTGGTATCGCTCAGTATTTCATCAGAAATGATGCAGTCGGAGAAGGTAACAGAGGACTAAGGTCAGGAATGGTCGGCTCATTATATGGCATTGATGTCTATATGAGTAATACTGTTTCAACTGCTGGAACAAGTTCAACAATAGCTGGTGCAGTTTTCCATAAAAGTGCCGCGGTTTGTGCAGTTCAGCAAGAAGTCAGAACTCAGTCAGAGTATTCTATTGATGCTCTTGGAACAAAAATTGTCTCTGATTTAGTCTATGGCGTAAAGCTTTTAGATGATAGTGACAATATCAAAGGTGTTAAGTTTACTAACGTAGACTAGCACATAGGTTGACAAATGAAATCTAGGGGAGTGGGTTGGCGCTGACTCCCCTAGTTTAATGGAGATTTTTATGCAATATTGGTTATCGAAAAAGATAGGAAGAATGGAAAGACTTGAAAATAGTGTCTTGGAAAAACATCCTGAAAAACTACAAGAATTAAAAAGTCAAGGTTATGTAAGGGTAGTAGGTGAAAACAACCATGAACCCTATAAAAAACCTTCTAAAAAAGAATCTATTAAAAAAGTAGTAAAGAAAGTTGCGAAGAAAGTGACTAAAAAGAAAAAATAAACAGACTAACGACTCATTCACGCTTAGTCATTAGCTTAGAGAGGAAGTAAAAATGGCAGATTTACACACATATTCAGTACAAGAAGCATTAAACACAACAACTGGTGGAGGTTGGACAGTTGCAAGTGTTGGAACTGCTGGAAGTTCAGCAGATGTCGCTAATACAATTCATAAATCATTATTAGGTAATACAGGTACACTAGGTATTTATAGTGCAGTAGAGATTTATTTTAATTTCACTACATCAGAAACCAATGTTAATGCTAGTAATGACTTAATTATTCCAAAGAACACAATGGTATTTATTACAGTTCCTAGAGGACTAGGAAACACAATTTATTTTAATTACAATTCTACTAGTACAACTACTGGTGCAGTTAGATTGGTGGAGTGCTAAATGCAGAGTTCTATGATAAAATCTATTACTGAGGACTTTGGTAATGGAGGAACAATAGATGGTGATATTACAATCACAGGAGACCTGCAAGTCAATGGAGGTGGTTCACTATCATTTGATGAGATAATACAAGGTACACAAGTAATTGATGTAACCAATACAGAGGCTTTATTAGTTCGTAAGAATGGTGATGGTGGAGATGTCTTTGTTGTTGATACTACTAATTCACGAGTTGGTATAAATAAAACCCCAACTAACTCATTACATTTAGATGTTGGCAACGGAACTGCTGAATTTGGCAAAGGTATTACAATTGAAACTGGTGATGATAGTTATTCTGCTAATCGAGGCGGTATGCTTGAATTTCACAATGAAGATGTAATAATTGCTGGTATAAGAGCAGAAAGACCAACTCTAGGTGGGCATAGAGGTGAGCTACAATTTTTTACTCACAGTTCAGCTTCAGGAAATACTTACGGAACTACTTTTTTAGAAAGAATGAGAATAGATTCTTCTGGTCGTGTAGGCATAGGAACTGTTTCTCCAACATCAGCCTTAGTCGTGCAAACTACAAATGCTTTAGATGTTACTACTGCTCCTACTGGTTCAGTTAGTATAGGTTCTCCAAGTTCAACTCTTCAAGGTGCAATTTCAGGTAGGCAAACATCAAACACTACTGCTTTACATCTTATGGGGAGTGGGGCAGATGGAAACACTAGTGGTGATATGATTTTTAATGTAAGAGAAAATAATAACTCTACATTTGCAACTCTTACAAATAGTGCTTTTAAATTTCAACACTTTAGTACTGATTTAATTAATATCTTAAGAAATGGTAACACTACATTTTCTGGCAATATTACTGCATCTAATCTTCCTGAATCAAAATCTACTGGAGAGAGTTTTGCCTTCGGAACAAACGCTGGTAGTGCTTTTCTTGGTGATAGTGTAAATAAAATTAATGTTGCAATTGGTTCTAACGCTGGAACTGCTATGGCTGATTATGGTGGGAATGTATTCATCGGTAAGGACTCAGCTA